GTATATAAGCTCATTATCTTTTCCATAGAGATCCCCCGATCTACTGGCTTTTATTAACTCTTTTTCTTTATCGACTTTCCAACACCATATATAGGGGGTAATCGGAGAATGGACACTAATTTCCTGTACCCAATTTCGATAAACTGAATTAGGCGCAATAACAATTACTTCCTTGATGTCACCTAATTGGTATAAATAGGTTGCATTATCAATAATGACTTTGGTTTTGCCTGTCCCCATTTCCATGAAGTAGGCATAATTTTTTAAGAGGGCTCCCTTATTAAGTGCATCTCTTTGATGCTGGTAGGGTTTTGTTTTATATTGATACATGATTCGTCTAGCAATACTTCTAAAGTATTTTTCATCTTTTTAAACTTTTTTCTTTACTTCGTCAAACACTTAATTTATACCAGCTTCAGGAGGTTCTTATGGACTTAGAAGCAGAATCAACCATACAGGTTGATGCTGCAGTGTCTTTGGACATTGCACAATCTTGCAATAAGTTATTGGAAACTCAGAAAAAAATGGCAGCGATTGACGAACAATTAAAAACGTTAAAAGCAACTGAAGCCACTCTTTCTGAGCAAACAATTCCAAACTTAATGCATAAAGCAGGAGTATCTTTAATTAAACTTAAAGACGGCTCAGCCGTAGAAGTTAAACCCTTTTACGCAGCAAGGATTCCATTGTCTAAAGTAGGCGAAGCCTTTACATGGCTTCGTGATAATGGACATGGGGATCTAATAAAAAATAATGTTTTGGTTACTTTTCGACGCCAACAGGATAACGAAGCAAAATCCTTGGTGGCAGAATTAAGAGAAAAGGGTCATAATGTTAAACAAGCCGAAAAGGTGGAACCCATGACTTTGAAGGCGTTCGTTAGAGAACAAATTCAAGATGGTAAAAATGTTCCAGCTGATTTATTCGGTGTTTATGTTGCAAGTAAAACTAAAATAACCACGAAGGAGTAAACAATGCAGACGACGCAACAACCAAAATCTCAGGCTAAAGAGATTCAAAAAAAAGCAGCTAATCTACCAGCAGCCATTAACTTGGAAGAATCTGCTGGAGAAGGTCAGGAGTTCATTGGCGCTCGTGACGTTAAACTACCCATCCTTAAAATCTTATACGCAAATTCACCTGTATTAGATGAAAGTGATGGAAAATATATCGCTAATGCGGAACGAGGTGATATATACAACGAAGTAACCGGAAGTCTTTGGAAAGGCAAAGAAGGTATCGTTGTAGTTCCTTGTTTATACATCAACACTTTTAATGAGTGGAAAGACAAGGGTGACAGCCCTGGAAGACCTATTAATATTCATACGGATCCTTCCATTATGTCTGAAACTACAAGAAGTGAGGATAATAAGGATAGACTTCCAAACGGTAATTATGTGGAAGATACAGGTAATCATTTTGTTTTTATCTTAGATAAAGACTACTTACCTCAAGAACAAGCATTAATTGCTATGAAGTCTACTCAAAAAAAGAAATCTAAAACTTGGAATTCGATGATGCAAACTCGTCGAAGTAAAGGTTCTAAAGGTTTCTTTAGACCACCAACTTGGGCAACAACTTATCGCCTAACTACTACTAAGGAATCTAATTCTCAGAATACTTGGTATGGTTGGGTTGTGGAATTCGATACATTCCTACTACCGGAGAAGTTCCCAAAAACACTTGAGATCACTAGGGGCTTTTATCAAAGCTCTATGAAGAGTGATATTTTTGGTAAGGTGGACTTTGGGCCAACTCCAGATTTAAAACAGGATACAAAAAAACAAGCAGTACCGTTTTAAATGTTAAAACGATTAGTAGATCTTTTTGAAGGGGATCCTGATCAGTTCATTACGACCTCCCTTACGGGGGAGGTCGATGAACGGGGTAAGCATCAAGCCAAGTACCTCACGATTCACGAACCTCTCACTTCAGCTAAATGGCAGGAGCATCTAGATGGCAAGGTCAGAATCGGTGTGCGCCCCGAAAACAATGATAAATGTAAATGGGGGTGCATTGATGTTGATCCCACGACCTATAAAAATTATTCACAAAAAAAATACGTTTCCATTATCCAAGAATATAAACTTCCTTTAGTTCCCGTTAAATCCAAATCAGGAGGTCTTCATTTATTTTTATTTTTAAAAGATTGGGCATCTGTTGAGAATGTAAGAAAAAAACTCGATGAATGGAATGATACTTTCTTTATGGCTAATGAAGTCTTCCCAATGAGTAAAGCAGTAACAATGCCATACTACAACTGTAATGCAACAGTAGAATTTGCTTTTGATGATAACTCAAACCCATTGATGATAGGAGCCTTTCTAGACTTAGCTGAATCAAAAAGACTATCAGTAAAAGAATTATATAACTTAAAAACAAATGCCTACGAGCCTGAGACAGAATGGCAAAACTATCCTCCATGTGTACAAAAACTTATAACAGACCCCTGGCCTGGAAACAATCGTAATAACTTTCTATTCAATACCCTGGTTCTAGAGAATAAAAAAACAGACGGTAATCTAGATATCAAAGCTCTTCAAGAAGTTGCTCTTGAACGAAATAAACAATGCTTTACCAAACCCATGAAGGTTAGTGAAGTTAAAGCGATAGCGAAGTCTGTTAAGACTCATGGCTATCATTTCAAATGTCCTCCTAAGCATGCCGAAATTCAGCCGATTTGTAACAAAGAACTTTGTAAGACACGAAAGCTGGGGATTGGTCCTCAAATTCCAGAAATGATTGATGAGTTTAAAGAAATTTCCTATACCCGAGATACTAAAACTATTTATTTTAGCTTCAGCTTTAAAGGCCAACGCATCACGGTTCAACCTGAAGACATGAAAGACGAAAAGTCATGGAGAATTAAATTTTTAAAATATGGAATTTTTTGGATGTCCCTCCCCAAAACTAGAGCGGGTCCTTCTCCTTTTGAATTGTTGCTCAAAGAAATTACTGCACGAGCGATTGAAAATGAAAAAATGAAATTTGAAGATACCGTCGATGAAGAAAAATATAATACCCTTAAATCTTTTTTTGAAAAAACAATTGAAGAAGACGACTTTACTAAACTTAAAGATGGGTATGTTGTTTTAGATTCCAAAACACGAATGTGTTATTTTAAACGCTCTACTCTTGAGCATTATATTAAAAGTCATGCCACTAAAATTTTTAACAGCACCATGGATGCTCTCCATTATCTAGGATGCGAACGCCATGCGTACTGGGAAGGCGAAAAAAATATTTGGTATGTTCAAATGCCAGAATTTGTAAGCCATGTGGGTGTCACCCCTACCAAAAAGACTAAAAAAGAAACGTCGGAATTAGATGATGAATACCACACAGAAAAATTTAGAACGCCAAGCGCTAAAAACCCTCCACCAGAAAACAGTTAAAATTTTTGGACCGCCTGGAACAGGCAAGACCGAAACTTTAATTGCACGGGTTTTAACGAGAGCTTTAAAAAATAATATTTCTCCACAGAGTATTGCTTTTATTTCTTTTACTAATAAAGCAATCAACACTGCAACAGAAAGAGCTCTTCAAGCTTTTCCTCAATATACTACTGATGATTTTGAAAGATTTAAAACTCTGCATAAATACTGCCGAAGATATTTTGAAGAAGATATTTTTGATCCTAAAGATTGTATGGTGGACTTTGCTCTTGAAGGTAAAATTATTAAATATAGCGATAAGCGATTAGCCGATGATAATTTTACTTATATAGATTGGTCGTTAGGGATTTATAGTAAATCTCGAAATATGTTAAAGAGTCCTGAAGAAATTTATAAGAAAGAATCTTATCAAAAAGATTCGCTGGATGTTCTTTTAAAAAAAATACAAATATATAAGGACTATAAAAAAAGTGGCAAAGAAAAAGCTTTAATCGATTTCGATGACATGATTGAAAAAGCTATCGAAGAAGTTAATTTTCCTCCTCTTAAAATTTTAATTATTGATGAAGCCCAAGATTGCACACCCCTTCAATGGTCAGTCATTTTTAAAATTGCCAAGAATGCTGAAAGAATTTATTTAGCAGGTGACGACGACCAAGCCATTTATGAATGGAACGGCGCAGACCCTCGATATTTTACTCATTACTTTCCGGGGCGTAAGGTAAGACTTAGAAAAACAAGACGGTTCGGAAAAGCGATTCATCATTTTTCTCAGATCATTAGAAGAGAGATTTTTAATAGCGAAGAAAAAGAATATACCCATTCAAAACAAGAAGGCTACATCAAGCACTATTTAAATTTTAGAGAAATCCCTTTCAATACCTTAGAAGGAAGTTGGTATATTTTAGGACGTATTAATACTGCAGTAAATGAATTACGTATGTTGGCTAAACATGCCGGGTTGTATTTTTCCGATAATGAAGATATAAAATGCTTTGATCAACATCAATGGGAGGCTATCAAAGCTTGGACGCATCTTTCAAATAAGAAAACAATCAACAAGAAGCAGGTTGAAAAAATGTATAGATATATTCGAGAGCTAAAGGATCCTAAATTTAGAACAACTAAATTTTGGAATACCGAATCTGAGCTTGAGGAATATGATTTTAAAAATTTAACTAAACGATGTGGCCTTGATCTTCCCCTGAGTTCTCAAAAGAAACAGTGGTGGGATATATTAAAAAGAAACTTTACTTCCCAACAAGTTTTTTATTTCATAAGATTGCTAAAACGCTATGGCCAAAAAGAATTAGACAATCTTCCTAAAATTATTATTGATACTATTCATTCTGTTAAAGGAGGGGAGGCAGATCATGTTGTTTTATATGCTAAAGCGAATTATCCTTCCAATTTTAAATCTAAATCACGTGACGAAAAAACTAATGAAAAAAAAGTCTGGTATACTGCTGCAACTCGTGCTAGAAAAACTATTCATCTGTTAAATACAGATTATAAATATAATTATCCAATTGGAGGAGACTATTTAACTTATGTCCAAGAACGATAAGCCTAGTTACTACAAACAGTTGCAGGAAATGATTAAAACCATCAAAGCAGAAAAGAAATTACGAAACATTTTTAAAATTGTAGAAGAAGCACAGAAGCGTTTGAAAAGAAAAGGATCCAGTGCAAAGCCTGATTGAAAGTATCATTGATGTGGGTTCCGGATTCGTCCTGGCTATCCTCATCCAGTTATACATTTTTCCGCTCTTTGGGCTCCATCCTACGATTATGGACAGTTTGGGAATCGCTTTAATTTTTACGGTTGTTTCCATGACACGCTCTTGGATTTGGAGAATAGTTTTTAAAAAATATGACGGAAGACGAAAAGCTTAAAAGAATTTATCAGAAAATTTTTACCGATGCGATGGTCTATGGAGAAAATTATCCAATGCAAATGGTAGCCGCTACTTATATGGCAATTGCTATGAGAATTTATAAAACTCTTCTAACCGAGGAAGACTACGAAGAAATGTTAAAAGCTATTGAAGGCAGCGATGTTAAACCTTATAAAGACCCTAAAAAAACCGTACATTAATGAACGTTTATAAAAAACAAATCGGTGGATCCCACTACAAGAATATGAAAATTCAACCGAGTGAATTTATCAATAAGAACAAGTTGCTCTTCGCTGAAGGAAATGCTATTAAATATATTTGTAGACATGCATCAAAGGGAGAAGTTAAAGACTTGGAAAAAGCAAAACATTACATTGATATGATTATTGATAGGGATTAT